ACATGTCCCGCTGCTGCGCGGTGCCAGCCTCACCGGACTTCGGGCGGCCCTCCAGGTCGTTGAACGCGTCGTCGGCCTGCTTGGCGCGCTTCTCCGTGTCGAGTACGGCACCGATGCGCTGGTCCAGCGTGCGCATCTCTTCCTGCATCGCGTCCCACTTGCCCTGCTCCTCGGGCGTGAAACTGCGGTTCTCCGACGCGGCGTCCTCGGCGATCTTCTTCGCCTCGTTCCACACGCCGAGACGCCGGTCGCGGAGCCGCTTGGCGACTTCACTAGCCATGGTTGGCCCTTTCGTTGATACGGACGGATCTGTTAAGAACCGGCTCCGTCCGCACCTCGAAGGGTGGCTACGGCCGCGGTACGATATTCAGTTGTCTACTTGCCGCACCGGGGGCATCTGCCCACGGGCGGGTAACACTGGAGGTGCCCGCAGGACGGGCACCGCCACGCTCTCATCCCTCGTCGATGTACGGGTCTTCGGCGTTGTCCAGCAGGTCCAGCATGGCCAGCGCGCAGGTGAGGGTCTTCTTCCGCTCCTTGGGCTTCCTGTCCTGACGCGGGCCCACGTTGTCGGTCCGCCTGAAGAACTCCATAGCCCGGTCCTCGATCAGCCGCTCCCGCACCTCAGCCGGTTCAGCCTGAACCCACTGCGCCAGGGACCGGACCGCGCCGTCCGCTGCCCGCGCCGCCGCGGTCGCATCCGGGTACGCCGGGTCCAGCACGGGGGCCACGTCGATCAGCTCGACCGCGTGCAGCGTCCGCATCGGGTAATTGTGATGCGACACGCCCCATTCGTCGCCACCCGGGAAAACCCTGAACGCGAAACTTGAGTGGCAGATGTCGCCGCGCTGCACGTACTCCAGCACGTCGCTGCGGGCCTTCGGGGGCTTCACGTCGTACATGAGCCCGGTCTCGTCGATGTTCAGGGTCAGCGTGTTCGCCCGGGTCGTGCCGAGCAGCGCGTCGTCGGAGTGGTTGTACCGGCACACCACGTTCGGCCAGCCTTCCAGCTTCGACTCGTCGAACGCGTTCCGGTTGACCTGCTCCACGAACCCGCCGAGCTTCCGTGACAGCTTGTCGAAGCACGCCGCATATCCCCAGATGTGCTGGAACTTGCCGCCCTCGGGGTCGGCGCGCACTTCCAGCGGGAACCGGGTGAACCGGCGCTCCGGGAACGCGTCGCTTTCGGTTTCCATCCCCGCGAACGCCCGCTGCGCACCCGACACGCTCACCCCGAACTTCCGGGCAGCGCCGATGATCACCGGCATGGCCTGCTTGCCGAACGGGTCGTTGACAGCCTGCGACAGCGACCGGCGGACAGCCGCCGCGTCGTTAATGGGGAAGTGCCGCTTGTCCCGCGGTGTTGTCTTCCCGCCCGGGTCCCGCATGCCGCCCGGCTCGATCCACGCGAACGCGCTGTCGGGGAGGTTCTTGGTGTCCAGCTCAGCCATGTCTCCTGTCCTTCTCTTCTGTACTGCGCCGGTCAGGATTTCCTGGCGGGCCGGGCTTTACTCTTAGACTTCGCAGCAGCCGAACCGCCCTCGCCCTTACTGGAGGGAAGATCCGGGTACTTGTTTTTCACCGCCGCGCGTACTTTCGCTTTCTCCGCGGGCGTGCCGTTCTGCTCCACCCGGGCCAGCGCGTTAGCGCCCCTGGCCTTGGTGTTGACCGGGTACGCGTCCGCGCCTCCCGGGCCGCCGCCGGGCAGCGCATACGAACCGGCTGGCGCTTTCGTGTTCGGCGCGGGTTTACCAGTCCGCGACGGGTGTGACATCCTGCGAGGCGGCATAGTTTCTCCTGATCAGTGACGCCCGTTGTTCCCGTTCGGGCGGCTGGGCGGGATCCAGGGGCCCAGGTACTCGGGGCCCTGCTCGTCTTCCTGCTGCACCTGCCGTATGCACTTCTTGATCAGGGCAGCGAGCATCTGCTCCGTGTCGTTCCCGCCGGGTTCCCCGTCGTCGCTGCGCACGGACAGCATGTCCTTGACGATCTGCTGGAGCACGTTCGGCGGTTTGAAACCCCCGCCTCCCGACGTGCCGTTCGCGTCCGGTGACGCTCCCGGCGTACCGGAAGCCCCCGGTGTCGTGTCGACGTTGGCACCGAGCGCACCCGGGACGTTGACCGCGGGCGGCGCGTTTCCCGCACCCGTGCCGACAGCCCCGCCCGAACCCGGTGGCAGGCCCGGCGGCTCGTTCCCCACGGCGAGCGCCTGGAGGTATTCGTACAGCAGCCGCTGTTCCAGGGTGACCTGCGGGAGCAGCGTGTTCGGGATCGCCCGGGTCGACCGGGACATCGCCACGACCGCTTCCAGCGGGATGTTGTCGCTGCCCACCTTGTTCGGCAACGGCTCCAGGTCCTCAGTGTCGCGCATCTCGTCGACCGACTTGAAACCGATCTCCCGCCACACCTTGTAAATGTTCGCCCGCTCCGCCAGGTCCGCTTTCAGCAGCGCGTCGGTGGAGAACCGGACGTACCGGTTCTGCGGGAGCAGCCGGTAAAACGCGGTTTCCAGCCGGACGATCCACGGGCGGAGCGCCTCGATGATCTGGAGCGCCCCCTGCTGCACCGTGCTATAGGTGAGAGAGTCACCGCGTTTACCGCCGACCCGGTCCGGGGGGAGCCCGTACACCGCGGCGAGCTGCGTCGCGTTCATCTGCATCGCCTCGATGAACTGCGCCTCGGACGGCGGGACGGAGATCGGGTTGTAATCCCAGTCACGGCCGAACACCAGCGGTTCTCTCCGGCGGATCGACGTGGACAGCAGCGACCGGATCTCCGCCGACTGGGTCGGGTCGATCTCGATCTCGTTGTTCTTGAACGTACCCGGCGGGAACCCGCCCGCCTTGAACCAGTCCGTCCCGAAGCGGGTTGCTTCCAGTCCGTTCAGGATCGTCAGCGCGAACGCGCGCAGCGGACTGATTCCCTCGGTGCGGCCCGGGAGAGAGAACGCCTTGATGTGGAAGTACTCGTCCCGGTTCACCATGTGCCCGTAGAAGTACACCCGGGATCGCAGCGGGTTGTACGGCTGCGATTCGTCGTCGATGACGGTGACCATCTCCGGGGGCATCCACTGGATCTGCTGCGGGTACCCGTAGCCGTCCCGGGACAGGACGTACCCCCACGCGTTCCCCTGGAGCAGCAACGAGGTGAGCGCCTCGTACAGCCAGTCCATGATGTTCGTCTCGGGGGCCGGGTCGTCGAACATCGACGGGCCGTCCCACTTCTTCTGCCCGGCGTTCGGTGTCTTGATGTACACCTTCAGCGGCAGCGACGCGATGTACTCGGCGATCAGCCGGACGCACGCGTACAGCGGGGTGAGGCGCAGCGCCTCGTCGGTCCCGTAGAACGCGCGGGACGGGTGGGCGGGGCCACCGGAGTCGAACCGGAAGTACGGCGAGTCCCACGGCCTCCACGGCACCCCGCCGATAACGCGCTGCTCAGATCGGCTGGCCTGAACGCGGTCAACAAGACCCATTGCCAGCCTCCCTTTCATGCGCTAAAGTTTTCCGTGCCGGGCTGCTGACCGAAGTCACAGTGGCCCGGCTTCAGGCCCCCGCCTGTATAGGTACGCGCGTATCCGGTCCGCTTCGGCGGATGCCTGGAACGGGCGCGGTCCGCCGTCACACGCGGAGGGGGCACGAGAGTGTCATGGCGATACAGCACAAGGCCGGCAAGAGCTGCTGGTGCGGCGAGCCGCACACGCATCTTGAGGCGATGCGGCTGAACACCCGGGACCTTCCCCCGTTCACCGGCACGCCGAGGTGGAGCGCGAAGAAAAAGAAACGCGCTAAGAAGAAGTTACTGGCCGGGTGGCTGTGCGGGTGCGACGGTGACGTGCGCGCCCTGACGGTACCCGTACCGGACGGCGAGGCAGCAGAACACGACGCCGCGCCACGACGCGCCCACGACCCAGCCGATCCCGAAGAAGAACGCGGTGATCGCCGCGATGAGCAGCACACCGGGCCGGACCCGGTCGGCGTGCTCGGAGATCGCGTCGACGGGCACCGACGACAGCGGCCGGGTTGCGGTTGCCATGCTCCTCCTACAGTTTCTTGGCTTTCAGCCACGCCTCCGCGGCTTTCGACGCCCTGCCGTTCCCGCCGATGTGGTGCAGCAGGACCCACGGGTGCAGGACCTGGGCGAATGTCTTATCCGGGTCGTCCGCGGGCGGGACGGGGGGCGGGAGCGGGACGTTCAGCGGGAGGGACACGGTCGCGTCGCCTTGCTCGGCCAGGAGGCGTTCCAGTGTCGCGAAGCTGTAGGAGAACGACCCGCCGGTGCCCCACCCGGTGCCCCACGAGTTGTCGAAGAACAGCATCTTGGACGCGACGTCCTTACCGCGGCACAGGTACTCGTGGCCGCCGCGGACCTGCGCGCCGGGGCTGACTTCCACGACACCCCCGTCGGGCTCGTCCATGGAGTCGTACCAGTTACTGCCGATGCCGACCGGGCCGGTTTCCAGCGCGTCGAGCACGTCGGCGAGACTGAAGCAGTGCAGGTACCCGGAGATCAGCCCGAGGTTCTTCGCGACCTGCGCGGCTGACGGGCCGGATGACCCGTTGTCGTTGGGAGGGTAGGGACCATCCCCGTCGATGGTCTCGGCGTGCGAGTAGATGTACAGGGCGAGAGTCTCGTCCAGGGGTGCGTGCCCGGCGGGCAGCGCGGTGAAAACGTTCCCGGTGCCGAGCGCGCCGACCTGCTCGTTCCCGGTGCAACTGCCGACGTTCCCCTGGTCCAGGATGGGGATGTGCCGGGGCCACAGCTGGGATGTCAGCTGCGCCGCGGCGCGCCGGTACGGGTATGAGCGGTTCCGGGAGTCGTGGTAGACGTTCCGGCCCAGCGGCCGGAGGTGCGTCTCCGACGCGGGCTCCCACGGGATCTTCGCCGCGAAAACTCCCCAGGCGTCCATGTTCACCAGCATGCCTCTCCTAGCCGATGCTGCGCAGCGGGTTGTAACCCCGCCGCAGCCTGTTGTACGCCCAGTGCGCCAGTGTAGCGGAGGTCAGCGCGGTGATGTTGGACGCGGAATTCTTCCGTGACCAGCCGCGCATCCCGTCGCCCATGTCCCGTGTTTCCGCGCGGGCCACAGCGGACCGCAGGTAGGGGGCCTCGTCGGGTCCCAGCTGCCCGATCTGCTTGTCCCGGATCGCGGTGATCATCAGCGTGAACGCCTGCGCTTCCTCTGAGGCGGTGGCTTTCATCAGCTCGATCCCGCGGTTCTCCGCGTCGTCGATCAGCGCCGATGCGGGGGCGGTCTTCGGGATGGCGATCCCGAGGGGTTTCCAGGTGCGACGCAGCTCCATCAGCTTCGGGACGACCCACGCGGTGCCGGGACGGAAACAGTCCTGCGGCTGCTCCACGATGATGATCCCGTCCGAGGGGCGCATCCACGCGACGGAGATGCACGCGGCGGTCAGGTCGGGGGTCACGTCGGCCGCGAAGCACACCGGGGTCGCGGTACCGCCGAGGATGGACGTTTCGCACGCGTTCCACTGGTCCTCGGAGACGGCGAGCCAGCCCTCGTCGTCGGTGGGCCAGTGTCCCGCGCCGAGACGTTCCACGTTGAACGCGTCCTCGGGCATGGAGTTCAGTTCCCACGCGACGTGCTCCGCGGTAATCCGGTACCCGAGGGCGGGGTTCGCTTTCGCCCAGCTTGCAGGGTTGTCCCGGTCATCGTGCTCGGTGCAGACGATGAACTCGTTGGACCGGCGGCCGATACGCTCGTCCCTCGGGCACAACTCGTTGTGGGGGCGGATCGACCACTCGAAATAGGCGAGCCGGTCGTCGTCACCCCTGATACCTCGCCGCCGGACGGACGCGAGTTGCGTGGAGTCCGGGTATCCAGCGGACGCGAGGTACCACAGCTGGGGGTTCGGCACCGCCGACATGGTGGGCATCGACGCGCCGACCTGGTCGGTGGTGAGGATCATCGCCTCGTCCCACACCAGGCAGTTACACGTGAACGACCGGCCGGACCCTCTCGACCGGGCGAGGAACCGCAGGCGGGGCGCGACTGACCGGCGGACCAGTTTCTTGCCCGCGCCGAAGATCAGCGCGGACGTGGGCCGCAGGTTGATGGCTTCCTCGCCGTGGGACGTGATGATCCCGCCCCGCGCGGGGACCCGGCGGGTCAGTTCGGGGGAGTTACTGATCCTGTCTTTGAGCCGCAGGAAATGCTCGTTGGACGCCTTGAATTCGTGCGCCGTGTGGATGATCAGGGGTTCGGACAACTCGAACAGGCCGAACAGTTCCCGTCCCTCGACGGTGGCGTTCTTCCCGTTCTGCCGGGACAGCACCTCGGCGACTTCTTTCGCGGCCCACGTGCCGTTCTTCCGGGTGCTGCACGCCGCGCGGAGGGTGTTCGCCTGCCACGGGTCGAACTCGAACCCGACCGACTCGCAGAACTCGATGCATTCGATGCCGGTCTTGTCGGAGTGGACGGCGGGCAGGGAGCAGATGCGGGGTTCCTGGATCCCGTAGAGGTCCTCGTCGAACGCGGGCATCGCCACGGCCTAGTCTCCCCCGGCCGAATGCGCGGTGAGCATCGCGATGATGATTTTCAGCGCCTCGGGGCGGGTGAACCCGGCTTCCACGTAGGCCATGAACATCTCGTGCTGCTGCGCTACCCCCTCGGCAAGCGCGCTGATCGGGTCCTCGGGGCCCTGCTCTGGCGTGTTCTCGGGGGTTGGCTCGCTCATCGGTACCTCTTAACCCTGACCTCCGTATTCGCGGAGGAGACGCTCCTCGCGCTTCTTGCGCAGCTCGTCTATCTTGTCGCCCTCAGCTCCGGGCGGGGCCATCACGGAGAGCTGCACGGAGCAGAGCCGCAGCTCGCGGAGGATCTGGGACAGGTCGCGGGGTTCCAGCGCGCGGCTGTCAGCTTCGGCGGCGAGGGTGAGCATGGCCTGAGCGATGGTGCCGCCGGAGACGGCGTCGGGGAAGGTGCGGAGTTCCCTGCGGACGGCCCGCTCGACCGCCCCGATTTTCCGCCTGGCTGACATACCCTCCCCTAGTCTCCGGTGATACGCTGTCGGTAAAAGAAGGGTGTCATCATGGCGAAAGATCACGAGCAGTACCTGCGTGAGCTGCGACGACAAGGCTACGTCACCGTCCGCAGGATCCGCAGCAACCACCTGCGTATCTTCTGCCCGCAGGGTCACCTCGTCGCTGTCCACTCCATCAACGGTGGCAGTGACTACCGGGGGCTGCGTAACTTCCAGGCGGAAATACGCAGGCACGAGCTACGGCATTCAGCCGCCGAACAGCAGGGCGAGCATGAACAGCGCGAGCCCGGCCGCGACGAACGTCGCCCAGACCGCGCGAGGCTCGATCACCCAGGCGACGACCGCGGCGACGGCGAACAGCAGGAACGCGATCAGGACAAGGAATCCGTGCACGCCGCTGACGGTGAAACTGTCAGCCAGCGGAGCTGCGGCCACGGTAGCGTGAGCGAGCATAGCTACTCCCGGTAGAAAGGAACCATCGTGAGCGTCAACCTGAGCGGCGCGCTTCCGGGCGGCGACGGGAACGGCCTGGAACCGATCGTCTACGACCTGAAAGACCCCTCGAAGATCCACGTCTGCATCTGCCTGGTCTCCGGTAAGAAAGGCACCACCGATTTCGAGTCCGGGGACACGGTGACGACAGCGCGTATCCGGCGCATCGAGGTGATCCTCGACCCGGAAGACCTGAGACTTGCGGAGAACCTGATGCGGCGGGCTCTGGACCGGCGTACCGGGCGTGAGGCCCTGCCGTACGACCTGGAAGAAGAGATCCGGGGCGCGTTCCCCGAAGATGCGGAGAATCTGCCGCCAGAAGGCCCGGATCAGTGATCCTGGGCAGACTCCTCCAGGGCCACAATAACCTATTCTAAAAAAACATGCAAGAGGAGGGACGTGTGAGTTCCGAAGATCCGGAGCCGGGCCTGTCGCTGCTCCACGAGATGTACGGGTCGCACACCGTGCTGATCCCGAAGTCCGGCCCGTCCGCGCCCGGCGACTACGCCCGGACGCTGCTCGGGCAGCAGGTCCGGGTCACGCTCGGCTACGAGCCTGACAACTGGGAACAGGGCATCCCCGTGATCACCGAGGGGAAGCTGCTCGGATTCGGGCAGGGCGGTGATTTCGAGATCCTGGAAGACGACGGGTTCGTGCATTACTGCTGGCCTGCGCTGAAGATCGAGCCACGCTAGCTACTACAGTCGTGGTACGCTAAGCGTATGTCTCATCCTTCGCTGGTACAGCTTCGCAACCCTGTCAACCAGGCCCCGAAACCTGCCGGACCCCGGCACGATACCCTGCACATGGCCGAGGGGATGAGGTTCTGCTGGTGCATGTGCCAGCGGTGCTTCATGAAGTACGCCACCGGCGGTATCTGCATCTGCCGGGAGTGCCCCTGCGCCGAATCCTACGAGGCCACCAAGCCCATGTACGTCCCCCGGCCAACTGTTCAACCGGTTGAGCAGACGGATGGCTAACCCGTACTCGCTGCTGACCAAGATCCGGTTCGCCCTGTCCCGGCGGCTTGACCCGTACCCCGACCGGGGTGAAGCATGGTGCATGGACTGCGTGCTGAACGGCGGCCGGACCCTGATCCTGAACGCCGCCGGGCATTCGGAGCACGTCGAAGCGCACCGGGAGGCCAGCGGCGACGGCGAATGGGTCGGCATCGCCATCCGCGCGAACTTCGGTGTCATCCCCCGGGACGAGCTGTGAGGGGCCAGAGCCGGGGAGAGTCTGTCGTCCTGCGCGGTGACGCGCGGCGGCTGCCTCTCCCCGACGAGTCCGTCGACCTGATCGTCACGTCCCCGCCGTACTTCTCGCAGCGGTCGTACACCGACGACGGGAAGCACTACCACGGGCAGATCGGGTCGGAGGCCACCACCGCCGAGTACATCGACATGATGACCCGGTGTACCCGCGAGTGGGTGCGGGTACTGAAACCGACCGGGAACCTGTTCGTGAACCTCGGCGACAAGTACGGCCGGGGCACCCGCACCACCATTCACGGCGGGAACTCCAAGAGCGCCTACGCGGACGGCGGCCGGACCGGTTCATGTCCCCCCACCGGCCACGACAAGTCCCTGCTCGGTCTGCCGTGGCGGTACGCCCTGGCGTGCACCGACGAGCTGGGCCTGATCCTGCGCCGCGACATCATCTGGTCCAAGCTGAACGGCATCCCCGAGTCGGTGCAGGACCGGATGCGCACGTCACACGAGTACATCTTCCACTTCGTCCGGCAGCAGCGGTACTTCACCGCGGTCGACGAGATCCGCGAAGACCACGCGGAAGCATCGTTCGCCCGGTTCGCGCCGGGACAGAAACTCCCCGGCCGCCGTCCCGCGCACATCTACAACGGGGAACCGGAGCAGACCCTGTCGCTGGAGAAGGGCCTGCACCCGCTGGGGAAGCTACCAGGGTCGGTGTGGGAGTTCCCGTTGCAACCGCTGATCGGGCCGCAATGCCGCCTGGTGTGGGACGGGAGGACGATCCGCTGGTTCGCGACATGGGCCGAGGGCGAGAAGCACATGCGGATACTCGCGCGGGAATGGTGGGCGTGGCCACCCGGCTCGGGCAGGCCCAGCCTGCGGCCGGAAGCTGAGCATTACGCCGCGTTCCCGATGGAGCTGCCCCGCCGCATCATCCAGGGGTTCTCCCCGGACGGTATCTGCACCGCGTGCGGGCAGGGACGCCGCCCCGTCGGCGCGGTCACGTCCACCGACGCCAGCGGCAGCCTGGACCGGGTGATCCCGCTGTCCCGCGACCGGGTGCACGGCCGGGACGGGCGCGGCGGGCAGAAACTCGTCCGCACCCGTGGTATCACCGGGTACGCGTGCGGGTGTCCGGATACGTCCGCGCCTGTCCGGCCCGCGGTGGTGCTCGACCCGTTCGGCGGGACGGGGTGCACAGCGATGGTCGCGGCGGCGTACGGCCGGGTCGGCATCACGGTGGACTACTCCCACACCTACTCCCGGTTCGCCCGGTGGCGCACCCGCGACCCCGGCGAGCGGGCTAAGGCCATGCAAGTCCGCAAGCCCCCGCCCCCGCCGGACCCCCGCCAGCAGGCACTCTTCGACATGGAGGAACTTTGACATCCTCCCCACCGCAAACGGCGAGGATTCCTGCGAGATGGTGACAGCCCAGCATAACACGGAGGGGTGGCACCGCTTGGTTCTCGCGGTATCGCCACCCCTCGGCAAAGTGGCATCTCCTACGCGAAGTGTCACCATCTCGCAGAGGTTCGCGGATCATCGGCCCAAACGGGAGCCTCACACGCGCAGCCACCGCATGCCCTGCGGCGGTAATGCGACATCTACTTTAGCAGGAGGAACTATGACACTATGCGAGCAGTGCGGGCAGCGCCCGCCCGCGTTCCCGGGCAGCCGGTCGCCGGGCGGCAGCAGGTACTGCCAGGCGTGCCTGAACGAGAAAGTGAACCTGATCTTGAACGTGCGTGAAGTCATCGCCCACTACGGTGTCCAGGAGGAAATATAGATGGCTATCCCCCTCGTCGGAATACTCGCCGTGTTGTTCCTGATCATGCTCGGCGTCCTCGGTCACGGCCAGTGGCACGGCGCGGAGGTCACGATACTGAACTTCATCGTGAACGCGTTCACCGGCGCGCACGTCACCGGCTGACTTGGGATACGACAAGGCTGAGCAAGCTAGGTACGCCCAGCGACATTACCAGGCCAACCGCGAAGCGTACCTATCCAGGCAGCGCGCCGCGGCGGCACAGAACCGGCACATCATCCGCATCGCGAAGGATCGACCCTGCGCCGACTGCGGAATCAAGTACCCACCGCACGTGATGCAGTTCGATCACCTAGACGGAGTGCAGAAACGGTTCGTCATCAGCGACATTGGCGCGCGTTCGATAGAGAACCTGAGAGCGGAGATCGCCAAATGCGAGGTCGTCTGCGCAAACTGCCACGCTGAGCGAACCTGGCAACGTGCACAGCAACGCCCTCGTAAGCCGGAAGATCCCGACGAACTGACACTGTTCTTAGTAGCGGAGGCCGGACTCGAACCGGCGACCTGTGACTTATGAGGACACCGAGCTACCAACTGCTCTACTCCGCGCTGCCACTGTAGCACAGGGGATGGAGTATGTCCGGGCCCCCGACGCACGGCGCAGGCCCGGGCACCTCCAGGTGCATTAGCGTATCAGATCAGTCGCCGAGTTCGTCGGTGATCCGGCCGATCTGTTCTTTCACCCACTGAGCCTCCGCCGGTTCCGCATCCGCGTCGCCGTCGACCACGCAGATCAGCATGTTCATCATCTGCGCGGCGCTGGGGTCGTTGTCACCGTCGAGGGCGTGGTGGTGCCGGAGCGCGTTGACAAGCGTCCCGACGAGGTTGTATTTCTTGGTGTGCGGTGCGGCGAGGGCCATGTAGAGCAGCCTGCGGGTTTCGTCGAAGTCCCGCGCGTCGCCGTTGCCGATTGTCTTCGTCATCTGGTCCGTCCCGTATCAGGTAGCTGACGTTTTCGGTACGCAGAGAGTATCATGGTGGGCATGGCCGCCCGTGTAGCGATCCCCCTGCGCGTGACGCAGGACATCGCGGATTCCATCGACACGCTGCGGGGTACCCGTACCCGGCAGGAGTGGGTGATGGACGCGATCGACCACGCGATGCACGAGGCTAAGCCTGCTGCCCGGCGCAGGAAAGAAGACGACGGCGCGTGCCCGCATCCGCGCGGCCGGGTGATCAAGGGGTTCTGCTACCGCTGTGGGAAGCCCGCCACCTGAGCGCCCGTACCCGGTGGGCTACGTGTGCTGCCGGTGCGGGAACGGTTTCACGCTCTGGCAGGGTGAGCCTGGGCAGGACGAAGACGTCGATATGTGCTGGGCGTGTATCGACAGGCTATTCAGGAGGAATAGTGACTGATTCGCAGTACCGTCATTACGTGCTGGTCATCGACCGGTCGGGCAGCATGGTCCCGATCGCGGCCGAGACGCAGAACGGCATCCGGCAGTTCGTCATCGACCAGCGGGACCTCCCCGGCAGGGCGACCCTGTCGCTGTACCAGTTCGATCACGAGCACGAGACGATCCACGATTTCACGCCGCTGCGGGACGTGGCCCCGTACACGCTGGTCCCGCGGGGGAACACGGCGCTGCTGGACGCGTGCGGGTTCGCGATCACCACGGTGGGGGAGAAGCTGGCCGCGATGAGCGAGTCCGAGCGGCCCGGGAAGGTCATCGTGGTGATCGCGACGGACGGGCAGGAGAATTTCTCCCGCGAGTACAAGCTGAGCCAGGTCCGTGACATGATCACGCGGCAGCGGGAGGAATACAAGTGGGAGTTCGCGTACATCGGCGCGAACCAGGACGCGTTCGCGGAGGCCGGGGCGATGGGGATCCCGAAGATGTCCTCGATGGACTACGCGCACACCAACAGCGGCACCCATAGCGCGTGGCTCGCTAACTCCGCGGCGGCTACGCGGTACGCGGGCGGCCAGTCCGCGTCCATGGATTACACCGAAGAGGAACGGGCCGCGTCGAAGTCTGAGTAAGACCATGTGAATACCGGGTGTTTCCTCCTTTCCGCCCGGGCGGAACCCCGGGGATACCACCGTGCAGGAGCCGGATAGACAGAGGTCTGGTAGCCGTGCGGGACGCGTCCACGTCCCCGGCCTTGCACCACGCGGCAGGTCCCCGGGTTATCCGTTGCCCACCCTGAGACACTAGTGGTACGCTAAGGGTATGAGTCATTTTTCCATGGTGGTCTGCACGGTCAACCCGGCAGACATCGAAGCCAGGATGGCACCATTCGATGAGAACATCCCCGAATGCAAGGACGGCACGGACGGCAAAGACTGCGCCGACGACTGCACGGAATGCGACAACCCGCAGGCCAAGTGGGACTGGTGGGTGGTCGGCGGCCGGTGGGGCGGGTACTTCCCGTACCGCGCCGAGCACGCCCAGTCCGTCATCATGCCGGAACGGCAGTTCTCGTCTCCCGACTTCAAGCCGCTGCACTGCGACGGCGGACCCAAGTACGCGCTCGACCTGGACGCGATGCGCACCGAGAAGATGGACGAGGCGCGCAAGACGTACGCCGAATGGGCGAAGCTGACCGGGCACACGCCCGACGCGCTGCCCTGGTCGGTGTTCGCGGAGAACATCTCAGGGGAACGGGTACAC